TGAGGATAACCTTTACGATAAGCTATCTGCTCGTTATACGAGAGCACTTGCAAGGTCAATGGCACATACAAAGCAAGTGAAAGCTGCTAACGTATTAAATAATGCGTTTACTGCTGGAGCAACTGCTGGTGGTGATGGTAAGGCATTACTAGCAACAGACCACCCATTAACAAATGGTGGTACTTTTGCTAACGAGCCAACCACTGCTGCTGATTTAAACGAAACATCTTTAGAAGATGCTTTAATTAAAATTGCAGGCTTTGTAGATGAAAGAGGATTAATTATCGCTCTAAGAGGAATGAAGTTAATTATTCCAAGACAACTACAGTTTGTCGCAGAGAGATTATTAAACTCTAACTTGAGACCTGGAACAGCAGATAATGATGCTAACGCAATGAGAAACATGGGAATGTTACCTCAAGGCTATGTCATCAACGATTATTTGACTGATACAGATGCGTTTTTCATTAAGACAGACGCACCAAACGGTCTTAAGCATTTCGAAAGAATGCCAATGGCAACAGCAATGGATCCAGATTTCGACACTGGGAACATGAGATATAAAGCAAGAGAGAGATACTCTTTCGGCTTCTCAGATCCTCGTGCCGTATTCGGTTCACCAGGTGCATAAAAAAATTTAAATATTTTTTTAGGGCGACTATTTGCAGTCGCCCTTTTTTTATGTATAATAAAGAAAACCTTGACAGTTACATGGTGTAACTGACAATTGCCAAGACAAGGAGTATAACATGGCTAACACAACTTTTTCGGGTCCTATTAGATCCAAAAATGGGTTTAAGAACATTATCGAGAACTCAACAACTGGTGCTATCAGCAGTGAGATGACACTTTCTGTTTACACTGCAACCGTTACAGTTGCTAGTGGTGCAACAACTGGTAAAGAATCTGCAATCGGAATACCTTCAAACTTTCTTCCTTTAGCAGTTATGATTGCCGTAACTGGTGCAGCTTCTAACAATGTTACATTAAACGATATAGGTACAGATGCAGACACAGATGGATTTGTTGATGGTATATCTGCCGCAGTAAATAGCACAGGTTTCAAAGGCTTCTTTCCATGTAATGGAGTTCTAGGAATGTCTGGAGGAACAACAACTGCTGCTACAGAAACAGCAGACGAAGTAGAGATTGTTCTTTCTGGTGATCCAGGAGCGGATACTACAGTAGTGATGAAGTTTCTTGGAGTATCAAGCTCATCTGATGCTTCTTAGTAGGAGGCTATAATGGCGACAAGATCTGACGTAAAAGCCTTTAATGTGAATCAAGGAGCTTCTGCTGCTTTGATAGGACCTGCAAGGTCAAGAATAAGACAGATAGTTATCTTTGCAGATGCAGCGGGTGCTTTGACCATAACAGATGGTAATGGTGGAGCTACATTAATAGCACAAAGTTATCCAACTGGATTACATACTCTTAATATTCCAGACAATGGTATATTAGCAGAGAGTGGTGCATACCTATCTGCATTTACTGGTAGTAATAATAAGCTCACTATATTTTTATCGTAATGGCTAGAACAAGAGACAAGCAACCTCCTAAGACCAAAAAGTATTTTCGCTCCACCAAATCTGGGGCGGGAATGACAAAGGCTGGGGTTGCTCGTTATCGAAGAGAAAATCCAGGCAGTAAATTAAAAACTGCTGTTACTGGTAAAGTTAAAGCTGGGAGTAAAGCTGCGAAGAGAAGAAAGTCATTTTGTGCTAGAAGTGCAGGTCAAATGAAAAAATTTCCAAAAGCAGCCAAGAATCCTAATAGTAGATTAAGACAAGCAAGAAGAAGATGGAAATGTTAAACATAAAAGGAATACTTACAGGTGTTATTGTGACTTCAGCGACTGGAGCAATGGCATGGATATGCTTAACATTGATTAATGTAGACAAAAGAACTGCAATTACTGAAATAAAAGTTAAAGAAAACAACGAAATGATAACAGTATTGTGGGCAGATTTTATGAAAAGAAAGGGTGAGGATGGCAATCTCGCGGGGATCGATATCAAAACAGATCACAAAATCTCCTGGAAAACGCTCCTCAAAGTGGAGTAGTGCTAGGAAGAGGCGGA